AGGACAAACAGGCAATGCAATTATTAGCGGCATTACATTTACTGGGGTTGACTACAACGGGGTTGTTTCGTTGACTGCCGCTACAAGTACTACTTTTACATTTGTGACAGCGGGGGTTACGAATGCGGTAATAGGAACAACGCCTAGAGTTACACAAATCCTTGTTAACGACTCTGCTGCTGGCAACGTCCGTGCATCCTGCTTGTTTAGTAACCCTAACGAGCAATCCAAGGAGTACGTTATCGTAGCGTTGGATACTGTTGCTAAGAAGATCGACCTTGATACCTATGCGGTAACTACGATCACCTACCCAGCTTCACAGACGGTAGATGCGTTTACGGATATGCAGCAATGCTTTGACAAGGTGATCTTGTTCCGTGAGGGCAAGCAAGCACTTGTCTGGGATGGTACTAGTGCTGCGTTTACGGTTATGGTAGGTGGTGATTACACCCAGCCTGTGATTATTGATAATGGTGGTGCTAATAATATTGTAACAACAAACGGTGTTACAACCGTAACGCACAATGTTGCTCATAACCTTGTTGAAGGAGACATTGTTGAGATTATTGCAATTGGTAGCGGAACAATTACAGGCCCAGTAATTGGTGACCAGTATTACGTTGCAAGTATACCAACCTCATTAACTTTTACAATATATGTAGATTGGGAAGACCACCCAAGCCATAAAATTACCTTCACAAAGCCCCAGAGCAGTGGTGGCGGGTTTATGCACCTACCAGGCGCACCGTGGGGGACGTACTTCCAGAGACGCTTGTTTGTGCCGTACTACTACGACCAGTCTGGTACTAGCACCGTTACATTTACAGACAGGAACATCCGTGACGAGGTGGCAATTAGCGACATCCTCGACGAGAATACGTACGATCAGATCTACAACCAGTTCCGTATTTCAGGTGGTACGGCAGACCAAGTGGTGGCAATGCACGGGTTCTTCGATGATACGATGATTGTGCTAAACCGTAACAGCATCCACTCGATCAGCAACACGTCTGGCAACCTCACAGACACGGTTGTACGCGAACTTACTGGCGAAGTTGGATGCCTTGCCCGTAAGACGGTGTTGATGCGTGGTAATACCATGTATTTCCTGTCTGACAACGGTGTGTACGGTCTTGAGTTCCTCAATGACTACAACCTGCGGGGCATGGATCAACCGCTTTCCAAGAATATCCAGCCGTACATCGACAGGATTAACCCTGACAAGGCGGATAAGGCCGTAGCGGTGTACTTTGACAACCGATATTTCCTTGCTGTACCGCTCGATAGCGTTGCTGGTGCTAACGATGCCATTGGTAACAACGCAGTATTGGTGTATAACTTCTTGAACAAGGGGTGGGAGTCTATTGATACCTACGGGAACAACCAATTTATCATCACAGACTATATCACAGCTTCTGGCGGGGTGCGGAATAACTTGTACACGGTTACAAGCAACGGTGGCCTACACCAAATGGAGTTTGCTGAGTCGATCCAAGACAGATTAAGCGTGTCAAACCTAAGCAACGACATTGTTACACCGCAGATTGCCGCATCGTTGACATCTAGGGGCTATAATTTCAACACTCTAGAGCGGAAACGCTTTACGGACACACAAATCCAGATGCAGAACCTTGCTGGCGAGACTGGCGAGTATAGCATCTCATTTGCCGCTGAAGACCCAGACTTTGCTGCTGCCATTGGCACAACGTCTACGTTCCTCGGTGGCATGCTCACGCCTAGCACGACTAACGAGGCTGAGACTGCGACTATCCGCTGCCGTATTGGTGGTGTGCGTGGGTTTACTGGCACTTTAATACTTAACAGGACTCAAGGTAGTCCGAAGATTCACTCAATCATGGTCGCGGGTTCCGTGACCAACAGACAAATCATTTCACAAAAATAATATTATGGGAGTACTAGACACTACATACACATTTACTGCCACAGACGTTGTCACAAGTGCAAAGCTCAATAACGTGATCGACCAGACTATGTTTACAAGTAGTGCTTTTAGTAATACAACACTTGCAATTAACTCATCTGGACAATTAAGAGTAAATACAAGCGGTATTACTCAACTTGAGCTAGCTGATAATTCTGTTATTACGGCAAAAATCTCAGATAATAACGTAACTACCTCAAAGATTCTTGATGCTAATGTTACGCAAGCAAAGATTGGCGCAAATGTTGTTGGTAAAGGCCCAGCATTTAGGGCAAGTGCAACTATAACTACTTCTATTGGAGTTCAAACACACACGCCGGTAAATCTTACAGTAGTTTTTGATACAAATTCTAATTTTGCAAGTAATAAATTTACTGCAACAGTTGCTGGATACTATTTAGTCTCAGGACAGATATTTAGCAATGTTGGACCAAATGGATTTTTAGCATCAATAGCAAAAAATAATATTCAACATTCATTTGGAACACAAGATGTTGGACAATCATTTAGGTCGGTTGTATCTGATGTAATTTATTTAAATATTGGTGATTTTATTGAACTTCACGCTTACGCCGCAGTAGCAACAACTATACAGACTAGTATTGCAGATACATATTTTTCAGGTTGCCTAATACGTTCTGCATGAACAAACACCTAGCAGGTACAATAGAACTATATGAAAGAAACAAGCTCGACTTACAAGAACTCATCACATGGCATCTTTGCCACGGTGTGGTCGTTTGCGACAAGCATTCTTTCGCGTTGTGCTACTACTCTGACTCAAACAACCCCGAAGAAGCACGGGAACACCATGATTCCAACACGTTGTTTGTCACCATCTGCACGGGGAATATGCGGAACGCACTCGCAAAGTTCGTCCCCGATTTCGATTACATATCATTTCAACGAGACTTCAAACAATCTCCCCGTGTCAGGGTCTACGACATTCTAAAATTCTACAAAAAACTCAAACAAGATCATGGGTAAAACTAAAAAAGTCAAAGCTCCCAAGGCTAATTACGGTGCTGATATTAACAAGTTGCTCGGTGCATACCAGCAATCAATGCCTAGCACCATGGCGTTTGAGGGTCAGTACCGTCCGCAGTTCCAAGGACTGAATCTAGGTGATATCTCAGCGTTTACGCAGGGTGTAGGTGGGCAGCAAGGTTACTACGGACAAATGCGTGGTGCTACGCAAGAAGCAGGACGGCAACTTGGTGAAGCTAGATCCGCGGAACTAGGTCAGATGACTGGTCAAGCAGGTCAGGCACGGGGTCTGTTGCAAGCAATGTCACCAGAGGCAGCAGCACGGGTACAGCAATCGCAGGAGCAAGCACTACAGGCGCAGGGTCTGGCTGGGTTGTACCAAGGTCAGAGCCAAGGGTACGTCAACCAAGCCAACACGCTGGGTAATGAGGCATTCGCTCGACGTGGGTATCTATCCCCAGAGCAGATGCGTAACGCGCAGCAGGAGGCCCGTGGGAGCGCACAGGCGGCAGGACGTATCGGTGGGAACCTCGGTATAGCCAGTGAGATACTAAACCGTGAGAATGCACTTGCATCGCGTCGAGGAGAGGCCGCTACAGCAGGTCTTAACGCCTTCAACCAGTTCCAAGCGCAACAAGGCATGATGGGCAACCTCCGTGGTGAGGCACAAGGGTCAAACCTTAATGCTTACAATTTAGGTCAGCAGTTCTATAGTCCTGGGTTACAAATGCTAGGGTCTACACCACTGAGCTACCAAACAGGGCAACAAAACTTAGGCGTAGGCTTGCAACAAATCGGTCGCGGAACACCTGGACTATTCGACGCAGGGCAAGCACTAAACCTTGGTGCAACCGAACGTAGTAACCAACTAGCGGCACAGCAAGCAAACGCACAAATGAAAGCACAGCAAAATGCCGGAATACTTGGTAGTATTGGTAGCATTGCTGGTGGATACCTAGCAGGACGATAAGACTAATAATTTGCACATTTAATATCATGGCACTACTAGGAGCATCAATTGACCCCAGCCTGTTTAGACAGGACTACTCTGGGTTTGTAAACGCAGCAAACACCAACGCTAACGCAATGGCGGGGCTAGGGCAGACTATCGCTGGAGGCATTGAGAGATACGGAGAAGAAAAGCAAAACCGTAAAAAACTTGATGCTAGTATCAAAGCAAGTGTCACGGGTATTGAGAGTGCCATCAAAATGGGCAAAAGCCTCGGCATTGATATTGAATCAAGTTTGTCTCCGTATCTACAAAAGATAAACGATCCTAATATCTCTCCTATTGAAGCAGCAGCTTACGCTAAAGAAGCGTCAAATTCCATTAGCAATGTTTTGAATTTTGGAATGGAAGGAAGAAAGTTTGATACAGAACAAAACAGGTTGGATCAACAAGCTACATTGCAAAGGAATCAACTTATTGCTGATCAAAAAGCCGCAATGCGAGCTGAATCAAGAAAAGCTCCAACTACTCAAAAATTTGGTGTTCAAGGTGGAGAACAAGATATGGTATGGAATGCTGATACTCAGTCTTGGGAAAAACCCAGAATAAGTGGTGGGCTTGTAGATATTGTAAAAAGTTTTGAAGGGTTTAATCCAAACGCTTATAGTGATTATAAACAAACAAGTGTTGGATATGGGACAAGGGGTAAAGAAGGTGAAGTCCTAACTGAATCACAGGCAACTGAAAGATTGAATACTGAACTATCAGTACACGCTAAAAGAATTAAGGATGCTGCTGAACTTAAAGGAGTCAGTTTGAATGAAAACCAATTTAACGCTCTTGCCTCGTTTGATTTTAACACAGGTCAAGGAGCAAGTCTAATTGAAAGATTTGGTGATAAGCCTAACGAATTGGTTGCAAAAATGCAAGAATATACAAAAGCTGGAGGGGAAGATCTTCCAGGGCTTGTTAATCGCAGAAGAATGGAATCTGCCTTATTCTTGACCCCTGTTGAATCTTCTGTCGGCTTTACTCCAACAAAGACTCAAGGAAAATTCACAAGAGCTACTCCAGAACAAGCAGCCCAATATAATGCTTCCGCAGGTCAATTTGATGAAGAAGGAAAATTTTATCCATTTAATCCGCCAACTGGAACATCTTTCAAAACAAATCCAGATGGAAGCGTTGAGTATATTACTGGAGCAGGAGTAAGTCAAAAAACTGAAAATGCAGCTAAAGCGGGAGAGCAGTTAAAAAACGAGTCATTTAGACTTAACCAAGCAAATACTGAAGAAGCATTCATACGTCTTGATACAGCAGGAACAAATAACCCTGTTTTTGCAGCAGGAAATGCTTTACTTGCTGAGGCTTTGCCAGCATCAGAAACAGGAGAATTAGCTGGGTTTTATGAAAGAATAAATGGAGAAAACTCTTTTATAAAAATGAAACAGCAAAGAGACAGCTCTGTAACTGGAGGAGCTTCTGGAACAATGACTGAAAAAGAATGGCCTAGATATGAAGGTCGATTTTCTCCACTTAAAATAAACGCAAGGAAGGATACAATAGCTAAATCCCTTAGTTTGAATCTTCTTAACTCATTTGAAGCAATCAATGGAATGCCAGATGATGTTATTAAGGCTTTTGACGAAAAGAAAATAACACAAACTGAATACGATAAATATGTTAGCGACTACATAACAAATAGGCAAATTGCGCGAGTGAATGCTAATGGCGTTGAAGGTAAGTCATATGAATGGACAAAGCTAAATAAAAATCTTTTGAGCAAGTCAACTATTTACGAAGCTCCTGCTACTTCAAGTGACGGGGTTGGATTAGATCAAGGAGCAAGAGACGTATTGCAAGAATTCAAAAATCAATGAGCGATCTTCAAAAAAACAAAGAGATAATTAAAACTGATCTTTCAGATCTTTCACTTGGCATTGTTGAGATTGGTAAAAGACTTAGACAAGCTAAAGCAGAAGGTAAAGAAGCAGACCCTTCTCTTTTAGATAAATTAAGGTTTTTTGAAGGAAAGTCTGAAGAACTTCAAATTCAATACTCTTCACTTCAACAACAAGAAGAAAAGCCAGAACAAGAACGCATTAGCAAACTTGGACAGGAGCTTAGGACTCCGTATGCAGCAGGTACATCAGTAGTATATTCTCCTTATGGTTTAATGCCAAATGCTCCAAACCTTACTGGAGGTAATGTTAATCCAACAACACTAGAACAAGATACACAAAGAAAACGTGAGATTGTAGGTGAACTTTACAATGCTCCAGCAGGTAGTCGAGAAGCAGAGCAACTTCCAGCAGGAGTTAGGGCTGGTGTTGGTGCATTACCTACACCAGAGTCAGAACTTGAATACTTAAAAAGAACATATCCAAACTCAAATATTGCACCAATTGACATTGGTGGGAATACTGAGTATTTGATAAAGAATCAAGACAATACTAGCTTTACAACGCTTGATAAAGGTGTTGCAGGAACTGCTGGAATGCTTGCAGTTGAAGCACCGCTTGCTGTTGCTGAAATTGGTGCTACATTAGGAACGCTAGCAGCAACAAAAAGCCCAATTACTGCAACTCTTGCTGGTGGCGCAACAAGAGCAACACTTGGACCTATTGCGGATTCTATAACAAGAGCAGCATTAAGTATGCCTCAAAAAGTTGTTGAAAGCCTTGGACGAAGAGGTTTAGAAGCAGCTATTGGAACAGCGGCTGGATTAGGAATAGATGTGATTCCATCCACAATGATTGCCGCTAGAATGCCAAGCAGTTTTAAAAATGAGTTTTTAAAGGCTTATCAAGGATCTGTTAAAAGACTGGGTCTTCCCGAAACTGCTGTTCCTGCTGGCGCACAATTTGGAAAACAAGGACTTGAAACCGCTCAAGAACTAAGTGGGCAATTTCCAAGAACTGGAATTGCGTCAAATATGAGAAAAGCTCAAGAAAGTATTCGCACTCTTTTTGAGGGCCTAAAGAAAGGCGTTCCTGCTACGGCTAATGATTTTAGTGCTATTGCCGTCAATCAAGATGGACAACGCCGCGCACTTGCAAATAGTATTGCTAGATCTAATGATAAAAATACTTTACTTATTGAAGATAGGGTAAATCAAATACTTAGACCTCCCGCAAAAGCAAACGTAGATGATTTGGGCAAAATATTTAGAGATACTGTTGCCTCAGCGGAAGATCAAGCAATTAAATCAACAACTGCACAATATGACGTATTAGCTGATGTAGCGAATGCTTCTGGATTTAAAATAAGCGCAAAACAATTATTGGATGCTTTGCCAAGACTTAAAGGAAAAGTAAACTTTGCTGGAGCATTTGATGAATCAGCAGTAAACAGCGTAGAATCAAGGTTGAAATTATTAGCACTAGATGAAAATAAAATTTCTTCAATTCAAAAATTAATAGACGCTGAAAAAGATCCTTCTGTTGTTGCACAGTTGCAAAATCAAATACAACAAATTAAAAAAACAGACCAATTAGACTTTAGGTCTTTCGATGCTTGGATTAGAGCGTTTAATGATGCTAGACCTGATGGTGGAGCCGTTGGAGGAACAACAACAGATGTTTTTGGCAGTGGTATTTCTGGTGAGTTATCAGAATTAAGACGCAATATTTACAGCAAATTTAATGTTGCACTTCCAGATGGAACGGTTGGAAATCTCGGGAAAGAATTCCAGAAAGCAACTGAACTAGTTAAAACTAGAGGAACGTTTGAGGGAAATATCCTTGGTAGAGTTTTAAAAGAAGTTGTTGGAGAACAAGCAACAACCCCAAGAGATATTGTTAGTTCTGTTATGAAGGAACCGTTTACTATCAATAGAGTTCTTCAAGCATCAAGAGAACTTGAATTAGCCGACCCAACACAAGCGGGTATTACTCAAAAAATGCAACAAATGATGCAGGTTCAATACCTTAATGATCTTGGTATGGGTAGCAAAAAGGGAGTCGCACTACTTGATTATGATCAAGGTATGCTTGATTCATTATATGGTAATAAATCGGCAGCAATAGCTAGGGGATTGGATAGCATAAATGGCAAACTTAGGGTTTTAAAATCAGCAAATGTGCCACAGATGACCCTTACTGATTTAAATTCGTTGTCTTCTGCTCTTAGTAAAGATGCTAGAGATGAAGTAGCTAACGGGATAATCAAAAGAAACGCTTTAGAAAGACAAGAAGAAGCATTGGTTACATCTTCAATATTCAAGGCCGCTAAAAAAGGAAATTTTAAGGATATTGATCCAGATTTGCTTTCTAAATCAATACTTTCAAAAGAAAATACCATTAAGGATACTGAAACAGTAATGGTACAACTTGGAAAGTTATCACCAGAATCAAGGAATCTTTTTAAGGGTGACTTTATGCGAAATTTGCTTGATGATTATTCTGGTGGTGTTCCTTCTGCTAGTGCGCCATATACACCATTGTTTGACGCTAAAAAGTTTCTTGCAAATTGGGAATCACCAACTGGAAAGTCTCAATTTGCTCAAAAATTAGAAATTGTTCTTGGGCAGAAAGATGCTCAGTTCATGTATGACTTAGCCAAAGTTTATGAAGGCAATACTATAACTGATATTGCCGCTAAAGGAAGCAACCTTAGAACAATTAAAAATCAAGGGGGAACAACTTATGTTCTTCCAATTACTCCAATTCTTACTGCTGGTAAAAATCGTTACCTAGCAGCAATGCTTTCAACAGGAACAGAACGATATGGAGTAAAATCCGCTCTTGCTAGGAATGCTTTGCCTGGAGAGGTAAATGACGCTTACGTTAAAATGTTCAAGGGAACTTTTATGACAAGACAGGGAATTACCGCATTAGCAAACCAAGCATCGAGCGATCCAGAGTTTTCCGCTGAATTACAAAATGCACTTAAAGACTTCAATGAAAAAGAAGGCTTGCAGTTCAAGCAGGATTAGAGCTTAATTCTAAGCAACAAATAACATGAGTGATAACGAACTTCTTGAGATTGACAGCAAACAAGCAATTAAGGAGTTTTTTCTTGAGGTTAAAGAACGTGCGAAGCTATTCCCGCGCAACTCAATCGAGCATTACAATCCTAACGTAGCTGCACAGATCCTATGGATGCTTGCACAAGGTGGACGTATTAGCGTAATTGCTAAGAAGTGCAAAGTATCGCATGAGCTAGTTAGGTCGCTAGAATGGCGGCATAACGACACGCTTGAGTCAAAGCGTAAGGAGTTCTCTAAACGCTACGCTATTGCTGCGGCTGAGTACACCGATCTATTGTTTGAGAAAGCGGAACAATTGTCCAACGACCCAGAGCAATTGAAGATGATCTCGCCAGACCGTCTTGCGTTGACTATTGGCATTATGACAGACAAAGCTGGGCAACTATCTGGTATGGCAAGCACAATCGTAGAACATCGTAAGGGTGCAAGTATTGACGATGCTGCCAAGATGATTGCTGAGGCAAAGTCTCGCATTGCTAATAAAATCAAGGAACAAGCAATTGAAGTCGAAGTTATTGAATAATGCAATGGCGTAATCATGCAATATTGCAACCTCCGTCAGACGACGAGATTTGTGCAATGGAACCAGATGAACTTATGGACATCCATAAAGTTTATCACGAAGCTATTGATAACGCCGAAAGAGATCCATACAGGTATGGATTTAGATTGCCGCATTGGGAAAAGGCAGAAGAGCAATTGTCACAAGTCTCTGAGGTTCTGGCACTTGGTGGTAACAGGTCAGGGAAAACTGCCTGGGGTTCTTATTGCGTAGTCAAAGCTGCAATCGAAAATCCTAAGTCTGAGATCTTTTGCTTCTCACAAACGTCAGAGGTTAGTATACGTCAGCAACAAAGTGCAGTATGGAACTGGATTCCAAACGAGTTACGTACTAAGCAAACATCAGCAAACGCATACATCTCGTACACTAAGAAGAACGGATTTACAGACAATTCGTTGATCTTCCCCAATGGTTCGCAGATCATCTTCAAGACGTACTCACAGTATCAGAATAATCCAACGATCCTAGAAGGTGCTGAACTTGGCAGTAAAGACCCTAAATGGCACAATATCGGAGTATGGCTTGATGAATACTTGTTGGGAAACGAGCTAATTGACACGCTTCGATTTCGACTTGCGACTAGAAATTCAAAGTTGCTACTTACTTTTACCCCGATTGACGGGTGGACTGAAGTCATCAAGGAGTATCTAGACGGTGCGACAACCATCGAGAACGTCAAAGCTGAGTTGCTAAACGACGAGATCGTTCCATACGTCCAACGCAGCAAGAAGCGCAATGCTAGTGTTCATTACTTTCACTCTAAGGATAATCCTTTTGGTGGCTACGAGCGTATCAAGGAAACTTTGATGGGCAGATCAAGGGAAGAGATACTTATCCGAGCATACGGAGTACCAGTAAAGTCTCATGCTACAAAGTTCCCTCGCTTTAACAAGGAAGTCAATGTTGTCAAACCTCAAGAAATACCAACAACCAATGTCACAAGGTATCACGTTATCGACCCCGCTGGTGCTAAAAACTGGTTCATGTGCTGGATTGCCGTTGATGAATCAAATACATACTGGGTTTACCGTGAATGGCCTGGGGTTGACGTTGGTGACTGGGCTGAATGGCGTGGAGGCAAGTGGGTTGGTGGAGCTGGATCAAAGGGACAAGGATTTGGTATAAAAGACTACGTTGACACAATCCTAGAACTTGAAGAAGGTGAAGAGATATTTGAGCGACTCATCGACCCAAGACTTGGTGCTGCAAAATACCAAGCAGCAGATAGTTCATCGAGCATCATCGAAGATCTAAACGAGCAGGAGATTATTTGCATACCTGCACCTGGGATGGAGATTGATGACGGTCTACAAGCGTTGATCTCAAAAATGTCATGGGATACAACCAAACCCATAGATTCGGTAAATAGACCACATTTCTACGTTAGTTCTGACTGCGAGAACATCATACAAGCACTTTCCGAGTACACTGGCGAGGGTGGATTAAAGGAAGCGTGGAAAGATCCGATTGACGTATTGCGATATGCTGCTATTGCTGGTGTTGACCATGTTGATGAATCAAGGTCTTACTGCACAAGGCAAGGTTCTGGAGGATACTAATACATGAATACAACTAAACAAGCAAAGAAACGTGGACGGCCATTCAAGGTAAAGGTATCAGAACCATTGCCAACAACTGAGGAAACAATCACATTGGATGACAACTATGTTGGTTCATTTTTGGTTATTATGTTATGCCCAAACAAAAGCTGGGTAGGAGTGCGTATGGATGGAGAAAAGGTGCTTGTGAGGTGTCACGCAAACCGATCAGATAAACTACTTGGCAAAACCATCAAAGTAGGTATCATCAAGTCACAAGACGCAGAAGATTTTTACGAACATATTTTATGAGCAACATGACCCACGAAGACGAAGAAGCAATGATTTACGCCGAGGACGAGCCTAATATCAATGCTTTGACAGATGCTTATAACACTTGTTTGCTCAATCTTGAGGAATACTTTGAGATTTGCCTACGTTCATACAATGATCGTCGCAACATATGGCCTGGGAAGACTGACGATCTACGGAAGAACGATAGCAATGCTTTCCCTTGGACGGGTGCTAGTGATACCGAGGTTAATATCGTTGGCGAGAGGATCAATGCTTTTGTAGCCATCCTAGACCAAGCACTACAACGATCCCACATCAAGGCTTTCCCAACAAGTATGGCATCCATGTCCCGTGCTGGAATGGTTTCGAGCTTCCTTAAATGGATGAGGTCTTCATACATACCTAATTTCCGTCAAGAGATGGAACTAGGTTCAAATTATCTGCTAGAGAAGGGGTTGATGGTATCTTACGTTGGCTGGAAACGAGAAAAAAGAACATACTTACAACAAGTATCCATACAAGAAATAGCGCAAGTCTCCCCTGATCTAGCGGAACTTATTAGTTCTGGCGTTGATGATACTATGGTTATGGATATGCTGGCTACAGCATTCCCTGACTTATCTAAGAAACGTGCGACAAGGGTTATCAAAGACCTGCGGAAAAAAGGCACAGCATCTGTGTCTATCCCTCGTACAACGGTAGATTGCCCAATGGTGCATTCTTGCGCCCCAGATGGCGAAGTGCTATTCCCAGCATACGTTACCGATCCACAAAGGTCGCCATATGTATTCTGGAGGACATTCCTTACCGCCCAAGAACTTGAAAAGAAGGTCACAAGTGATGGCTGGGACAAAGACTGGGTTGAAAACGCAATCTCCAACCTTCGCGGCAAAGACTCGATGTACCTCGATGGGGAGAAGATTAAGCAAAATACGCGACTACCAATCACAGACGACAACGATCTGATCATGGTTGTTTACGCATACCAACGCTTGATCGACGAAGAGGACGGTAGTGAAGGTATTTACTGCACCGTGTTCCACCCGATGACTGAGGACTACGCAAAGCATGAGTTGCTGAATGGTTATGACGATTATCCGTTTGTAGTGACTAGGTTGTCAAACGATCAGAAGCGGATGTACGACACACAGACGTTCTCAGACGTTCTAAGGGGCGCACAGATGCAAGTTAAGACAGAACGAGACTCTCGTATTGATCGTGCGTCAATGTCCACCTTACCACCTTTAATGCACCCTGCTGGACGACCTCCTAGTGACTGGGGGCCAGGAGTCCGTGTACCATATCGTCGTCTTGGTGAAATCGCTTGGGGGCCGATCCCGCCAAATGACAATAACTCAATGGAGATTGAGCTATCAATGACAAGGCAAGCGGATCGCGCTGTTGGTCTTGACCTTGACAATCCTATCTCAGCATCGAGGCAGCAGTTTTATGTATCACGTTTTCTAGATCATGTTCGTGACGTTTTAACAATGTCATGGAAGCTCTACCAGCGTATGGGGCCAGATGAAGTGTTCTTCCAAGTTACGGGTAATCCTAACCCGCAGACCATGACAAAAGGAAGTCCCGATGAGAACTTCTCAATCGTGGTAAACTTTGACTCGCAATCAAGTGATCCAGAGACGGCATCCGAGCAACTAAAGAACATGGTATCGCTGGTGCAAATGGATAGGAATGGCGTTATTGACATCAACAAACTTCTTGAGTTTACAGCAGCAAGCATCAATCCGATCTTTGCTGACTATGTGTTGCAACCAGTTGAAGAAGCACAGCAGAAGGTGGCTAAGAACGTCACCGATGACCTTGCTAAGATCTTTGCTGGTATCGAGGTTCCTGCACAAGCCAACGGAGCGCAGATGGCAATGCAGATGATCCAATCGTATGTCCAGCAACCAGACATTGCACAACGCGCACAATCTGACGAAGCATTTGGACAACGTCTTCAGAAATACATGGAGCAGTATCAATTCCAACTTCAACAAATGGAGAACGCTCAGATTGGACGTATTGGTACGGCTCCAGCACAAATGGGCGGTATGCAAACTCAAGGAATGACCCAAGAATAACTAATAAATACAATAAAAATATGGCTACTGACAAAGAAATAAGCGATTTTAGAAAAAAACGCACACAAGCAGAATTGGCGTACCGTCAATCTCAAGATCATGAAGCAAGAAAAAGAGGGGAACCGTCTTTAGATCCACGTTATGTTAAAGATGGTACATTTTTTGCTACGGCTATGAGAGAATACGGAGAAAGAAAACAAGCAAAAGAACAGAACCTTAATGCCAATATTCAATCAGCACGGCAACACGAGCAAAACAAGGCAAGAGGAACATCTTCTTCAACCGTTCGCAGGATCATCAAATAATATGAAACAAGGACTATACGCAAATGTTAACGCAAAGAAGGCTCACGCTTCCAGATGACATAGCTCGATGCAATGGTGATTGGTCAGAGGATGGCGTAGATTCTGGTTGGCGTGAAGGTTGCGAAACCTGCTTGCGGAGGACGGCCCCTCGTCCTGAATACTGTTGGATGATTATCCCACCTCCCATCATTGCCTTTGAATGCGAATACTTAATTGAACCATGATCGAAAAACGATTTACAAAAGTAGTTATAAATCCCACTACGGGACGCAAGAGAACTGTGAAGTTTGGGCAAGCAGGTAAAGCTGCTGATGGTGGTGATCGCATACGTCCTTCTACGAAAAAAGCTGACGCATATTGCGCTAGGTCAAACGCAATCAAGGGAGACTGGCGTAGTGACCCTAACTCACCAAATAACCTGTCACGCCGCAAATGGAAGTGTAGCGGAAGCAAATCAATGAAGTAATATGACACCAATACCAAAACCAACGCTACAACAGGCAATCGACGGCATTAGTGACCGTGACGAGTTCAAAGTAATTGTAACATTCATCCGCGAGGAGCGTGAAAAGTTCTTTGGTGATCTTCGGTCAGCAGAATCATCCAATGACGTTATGAAGATTGCTGGTTCAATTGCAGCACTTGATGAACTGCTTTCAGTCTTGTCTTGACATTATCGTAATCATGTTATAACAAAGTCATGCACGGTTGTTTGTGCGTTTCATTGTTGTTGTGTTTAAAGCCTCCAAGCGTAAAAACTTGGAGGCTTTTTTACGTCTATATCTATACATTGCTAAACTACTTGACATACTAATGATTTAATGATTGACTTCGTGCATCGCCAACGCAAGGCGTAAAACTAGCGTTTATGACTAATAGCACCAATCAAGCCACCGCTGAGGCTACACAATCAGTGTCAGATAACATCTCATTTGAGGAGCTTGTAGCTCGTAGAATCGGGAAAGAAGTTGCACCAGAGACGGAAGAAGAGTCCGAGGAGGAAGCAGTAGATACTGATGACGCTGAACTTGCCAGTCTAGAAGACGGAGATGACGCAGAGGAATCTACTGAAGAATCTGATGACGAATCGGAAGAAACTCCAGAGGAGCATGAAGAAATAGACCTGCTAAGTCTCTCTACAGAGCAGATTCAAGAACTTGCCAAAAAAGGTAAAAGCCGACTACTTCAACGAATTGGAGAGCTTACCGCCCAAAAGCGGAGCCTAGAGGAAAAACTTGCTGCTCAACCCCTGCCAGCACCGCTTGCAAATGGTGACAGAATGCCAGACGACATCCAAGCAATTGGAGATCTAGTGGCACTGAAATCATTCCATGAGGAGATGGCAAGGACATTGGAGATGACGGATGACATTCTTGACGAACACCAAGATTATGCTGATGACGATATTATCGTTGTTGGTGACAAGGAGTTCCCCAAGTCTAAAATCCGTCTAGCTAACCGAAATTCCAAAAAGGCAATTACCAAGTACATCCCTGCTAGACAGCAGGAGATTGCAAAGATTGCTGAGTACGGAGTGATGGAACAGCAATACTTAGCAGCAGCACAAAAAGAAGTCCCAGACATTACGGATGAAACGTCCGATATTGGAAAGAACTACAAAGCACTAATTTCTGACCCGCTAATTTCTAAAATCAAACGAGACATCCCAGAAATTGGGATACAAATAGAATACATCCTTGCACACGCATCAAAGTCTATCTTTGGAGGTAAAGCAAAGTCTATACAAACTGGAGCTGGGAACAAGTTGAAGGTGTCGCCACCCGCTTCCCCAGTTGGTTCTGGTTCGTTAAAGATTAACTCTAGCTCAAAGACAAAAACTAAAGATGCGTACAACAAGTTTGAATCAACAGGATCTGTTGAAGATTGGGTTGCTTCCAGAATTGCTAGAATGAAATAATTTACAGAAATAATATTATGCCTATCTCAAGTACATATTCCCCAAATGCCCCAGCGGCAAAAACTGGTACTGGTTCCGCAGTATCGAACCGTGAGGATCTCAGCAACGAGTTGAGCTTGCTTGCACCAGAAGAAACCCCAATCCTTAGCCTTTGCTCGAAAGGTAAAGCTACCGCTACTTTTAGCGAATGGACTGTGGACTCCCTTGCTGCTCCAGTTACAACTGGTATCTCTGAAGGTTCCGATGTGACTTCGTTTAGCGACAAGTTTGCTGATCGCGCTCGCCTTGGTAACTACGTTCAATTGATGCGCCGTGACTATCTTGTGTCCAACCTGCAACAAGCTGTTACCTCCGTTGGCCCTGCAAACGTAGCCCAGGCGGAAGCAAAAAGCATGAGAGAAATTAAACGTGACATTGAGGCAACGATTGCTTCTTCTAACGAAATGACGGTTGAAAACGGTGCTGGTACTCCTTACGGTATGCGCGGTCTTGGTGCTTGGTTGCAAGTTGCGGCTCAAGGTACTAATCCAGTTCCTACTGCATATCGCACTCCTACTGGTTCAATTTTAACTTCTACCCTTTCGGAAACTACATTTAATGCTATGATTGGTTCAATTTTCTCCAAGAACGGAGAAATGAACAGTCTTACACTTGTTGCCAATACTGCTCTTCGGACACTTATTAGTAACTTCAGTCGTGCTGTTGCATCTACGCAAAACACTTATCATGTAAACCAAGATGCAACCTCGAAAGCTATTACTCTTTCGGTAAATCTATATGATTCCGACTTTGGTATGGTGAAAATCCTAAACGGTAATCCATCGTGTATGCCTACTGGATCTGGAACTAACTTTGGTTATGTCCTCAATCCTAAGTATCTTGGCTTTAACACCTTGATCCCAATGGGTGCTACCCGTCTTGAAAACCAAGGTGGTGGCGAGCGTGGTTTTGTTGACGTAGCAGGAACCCTGTGCGTTAAGCATCCACAAGCACACGGCAAGATCGCTTACACCTAATCCCTAATAATCAGAAAATAATAATATGGCTAAACTTACTAATAACGAACGCTCCCCATACACTGATGTGATTCGCCTTACGGCGGCTGATCTTATTGCCATTGGCAATGCAGGAACCCGTCAAATCGCGACAATCCCTGCTGGTGGTGCTGTAACTCTCTGCGCTGTTACTAATACTGTTGATATTGTTGGTTCAACAACCTTGTCTATTGGTATTGGTACAACTCTTGCTACTCCAGTAGAATTTATCAGTGCACTTGATGTTGATGGCGCAACTGTTGGTCTTCCAACATTTAATACTGGTACTTCATTTGTTCAAACTACTGGAAATACCACCATTAAAGGAGGTGTATTGCCAGTTGGAGCAGCGTCTACAGCTACACCAATCTACATTAAAGTAGCAGATTCTGCTGTTGCAAGTATTACTGCTGGTGAAATCTTGATTGGTCTTGAGATTATTGATCTTACCCAACATCAAGCCTAAATCCAAACTGGGGAGGGAGGGTAAAATCTCCCTCTCCTTTATTTTTTATGTTTGAAAGCGAAGCACTTACTTCAGCACTCGTTAAGGAACTTTGTTCTGGACGGATGCTAAAGGAAACAATGCAAAAAACGCGTGAACAAGCAGCATCTGCTGAAGCACGTTCTATGAAAGATGCTAAATCTATGCTTGGTAGTCCAATCGGAGCTATCCCACAGCATGAATACTTTTTGTTAGCGAATAAGTACGGAAAAGAATGCTGGGATGACCGAGGCTTTGTCCGTGACTTTTTTAAATCACAATCACACTTGAGAGCGGGACATATTTGATATGCAGACGAGAACCTACGCAGACCTTTTTGAGCTAGTATCAGCACTCTGCGGGGTCACCTTTGCAACTATCGAAGAACCTCGTATCCGTGCCTTGATGAACCGCAGGGCAGTACGGGCGTTTAAGTCAAGCAACTACTGGACACGTTACATTAAGATCGGTGAGGAGCGTACTGTTACTGATGGCGTAATACCTTTCGTTGAGGCTGGTAAGACTACCATTGACTCGTTCCTGCGCGTATTCGTCTACGCACCGTTCAAGACTACAGGAAGTCAGGAATACCAGTATACGGTGGGTTCTGACGGTGCTGAGGTGCTTTCTGGCACTATCACGCCAACGTCTGCCTTCGTGGTCTACAAGGGCATCCTGAGCTTCTCTACGGCAGCAGGGGCAACTTCACAGTCACTAACGTCATCGTCGCTAATCCCAGAGGAGTGGTTCGAGTACATGGCACACGGCACATATGCCGATTACCTCCGCGCTGAAGGCCAGCAGGAGAAGGCAGCATTAGCAGACGCAGAAGCTAGCGAGATACTACTCGACGAGCTAATGAAGTTAGACGAGCAGCACACCCAGACGGTGATTGCAAAGCGCATCTTTACCAATATGAATATGCAGTCACGCTACGGTGGTGGTGGTGGCGCATTAGGTGCTAACGGTGGTGGTTCGTCTACCACTAATGGCTACACGTTCAATGGAAACTCTTATACATTCGGTGGTAACTTTTACACCCAACCAGCATAACTAAAAAACTATCATGGCTAATATCGAAGTAAGCGCAGCGATTGACAATCTACTGAAGTCAACGTCATTAACCACAGTAACTACAGCGCAAGCATTGACGGCACTAGGTGCTGCTACCACAGGCAATTTGTCTATTGTTGCTGGTGACATTGCAGCAGATGCCGTGATTGAAGCTAAAATTCTAGACGGTGCAGTGACCGCTGGGAAGATTGGCGCACTTGCTGTGACTTCTGGCAAACTTGCAGTTGGTGCAGCAGTTGCAAACATTGTAGATAATACGTTGCCAGTTGCAAAAATCTCAGGACTCGGCACGGCGGCGACTGCGACCACATCTACCAACGGAGGCGCGAGCAAGGTTCCGCTAACGACAGCATCGGGCAACCTTATCCTATCATCAACCAACCCCACTGGAGACTGGACGGGATTTGCCAACTCTCTTTTTATTGGAGACTGGAATGGTGGCGGAACTCGACTCGTCTTTATGAATGCTGCTGGCACTGGAGGTAGTTCGATTGGACACAATACTTCGCACAGTGGTGGCGGCGAGTTGCAAATCAGCTCCGAGGCGCGGATGGCGCTTTGCCTTGGGCCTACTGGCGGACTTCAAATCGGCATCGCCACTAACTCCACTTACAATAAACAGTTCGCTTATTTCCAGCGGCGTGGAGATGCGACTGGATCACTCGCAACCACCACATCACTTCCACTTTTCTTCTCTGGCAGTTATTGGAGCGGGTCCGCGTCGATCGTGAAAGACGGGCCAATGCTGGTAGGGACCCCAGACGGAACGACAGGACGGATGTTTCTCGATTTCAACGTAGCAACCACCGTTCCAAACGGTAGCGGGGCGGATTGGACTGGCACGTTAGGAATGAGACTTTCAGAAGATGGCGGGCTTTCCATACCCATTCAAACCATCACCGACGCAAACGCAGTCATCACAAAACCCCTTGGCGATGCTCGTTATTCCGCCCGTTCGGTAATTTCCTCGCTCTCCGCAGACACAGCAGGGGTGACAGCATCGATCACCAAAGTGGATTCAGGTTTGGAGGTCACACTAGTCACTGGAGTCACCTACAAAATCGAGATAATGTTGAGCGCAACGCATTCTGCATCTGGCGGAATTAGATTCCAACAAAGCAATGCGGGGACGCTGGCGGTAATCGGCGGATTGAACGACAGAGGATCGGGTGGTGTTGTTGGCCAGCGTGCCCCGTTCGCTACAGGGGTCGGCATTGATGGGTTAATTTCCGAAAACACGTTTTCTGGCACATCCTCATCGAACTATCTCATTCGTGGACTCTACACAGCGACTGTTGGAGGACTGCTTAAAATCCAATATGCGCAGTCAGTCAGTGACGCAACGGCAACGGTTTTGAAGAAGGGCAGCTACATCACGGCGGAACCTCAGTAACCATGCGCTCGCTCCTCGCCATCCTCGCGCTTTCCCTGCCTCTTGCAGCAGAGCGCACAGTGACGTTTGCATGGGACGCTACGCCTGATGCGGACTCATATATGCTATACATAAACGGTTCGCCTGTAGCCAGCACCAACAACACGCAGATCACCGTGCAGATTGCGGATGCTCGCACAGTAGTCAACGTCACCGCCAGTAACATCGCTGGTGAGTCTGAGCCGTCAGCAACGCTCGTCGTACCACCTGCACCGACGATCCCTAAAGGATTCCGTATCTCTAAGATCGTCCGTACCACTACCGCTACACCAAAATGAAGGCGTTCCCCCACATTGCCAAATGAATCCGTTCGACAACACTAGCTTGCCTGTAAAGGCGTTTGCGGGTATCTGTGCGCCCATTGCGAGCATGATGACTGACTTAGTGCCAGCGGAGGTTAACCCTTGGCTACAGACCATTGCGTTCGTAGCGGCAATCATCGTTTCGGTGCTTTCGGCATTGTCGATCATTCGGCAAAATCTTAAGTAGTTGACAACAATTTCAAAATACACTAAACCATAACTATGAATACGACAATCGTAGGACTACTCGCAGCGGTATTTTCCGCTATCCAAATCATTGTCCAGCAAGGCAACAGCATCGATGACTGGAAGACATGGGCATTACCAGCAGCACTTGCAGCACTAGGTTTCCTCGCTCAAGACCAAAAACCACCAACGGCATGAGATCTGACTCAGCACTACCAGGCTTATTCATGCTGCTTGCCTTGGCAGGCATTGCAATCTTTGCCGTGACCTGCTCGTCATGCGCTACCAGCGAGGCTTTCCCATTCCGTGGTGAGTTTGGCTACACGCCATCAACGGGGCAGTTTGACGTGCAATTTAAATCGAGCAAATAAGCTCACATAGTCGCCATGAGACGCGAAGCCATCATCGAGATCCAGCACAAGATTGGAGTTGTTCCAGATGGTTTCTGGGGCGTTAAATCTATTGAGGCTTGCCAACGTCATTGCCGCAGGCTTATGCCGATACCTAACCCGTGGCCAGCACAGTCTGAGGCTGCTTTGATTGGCTTCTACGGTATGCATGGCAACGAGGACAGATTGGTCAACTTATTCGTGGGTGATCTAGATGTGCAATATATGGGTAGCAAGGTAAAGACCGTGCGTGTCCACAATAGGATTGCTGCTGCACTTAGAAGGGTGCTAGAAGAGGTCGCCATTGTTTCGCCAGAGACTTTGAGGGAGTACTTCGGCGGGTACAACAATAGACCCATGAGAGGGCTTAATAAGCCTTCCTTACACGCATACGGTGCTGCTGTGGACTTCCGTGCGAATACTAATGCTAACCACCAGCATTGGCCTGTATCGGCTGATATGCCGTTTAAGGTGATCGAGGCTTTCTCCCGCGAAGGATTCCTCTCAGCAGGTGTTTTCTGGGGTCGTGATTGTCAGCATTTCCAAGCAACAACTTAATGGTATTTCCCAAAAAGGTAACGATTGGTGGCGTTACTTTTAGGGTAAAACGTACCAAAATTGAGGCGTATGGGGAGATGGATTTTGAGGTGCGTGAGATAACTATTTCGACTTCCATAAAGGATAACTTAGTCGCTATTGAAACTTTAAGGCATGAGATGATCCATGCTACGCTCGCACTGGCGGGACATTCTTGGGCTGAGAACTACGACGAGGAGGCATTAATACGGTGTCTTGAGAATATGTTCTTCCCAGCGTGGGACAATCTAACTAAAAAGCATGGCATATAAACGATTCTTAGTGTGCGCCGATAATCATGGTCATTTGGTCGATACTGACGCTATGATCAAACTCATGGCGTTTGCCGATAGTTGGAAACCACACTACCGCATTCATTTAGGTGACTTGTGGGATTTCTCGCCATTGCGGAAAGGTGCTTCACCAGAAGATCGGGCTGAGGGTATATCTAGGGACTACCTTGCTGGCATGACATTCCTCGATGCTTTTAAACCCAACTACCTAACCCTCGGCAACCATGATGATCGTATCTGGATGGGTATGCACAGCGGTGACGGCATCCTACAGGAGCGTTGCGTTGAACTAGTAAAGCACTCTAAGGAGCAATTCAAGAAACGCAAGATCACATGGTGTCCGTACCACGTTTCAAAATACCTACAAATGCCAGAGGGTGGCCCTAAACTGCTACATGGGTTCCGCGCTACGATGTACCCAGCCCGATCCCATTATGAGAACTGGGGTAGTTGCTTAATTGGTCATGTCCACAAGCCAGACATATACTCAGCGAGGCATATAGACGGGTCACAGGCATTTAGCCTAGGCTGCATGGCAAACATCGACGCACTAACCTACGCAGACCGTCATGCCGCAAAGTTGTCATGGCGTAATGGCTTTCTCTACGGACTAATCAACGATAAAACTGGTGCTTGGAACGCTTGGAACGTAACAAAAGAAGGCAGCGATTGGATCTCGCCACAAGGGATTTTATAAATTTCCGTACACCGTACATTTTAACCAAACAACAAATGATGAAAAAATCGACAACACTAAAGAAGACGCTGACAGACCTTGATTTTGCTTTATCGCAAGCACCGGAGTATCGGCGTGACAACGAGTTTACAATAGCTGATTTCATGGAGCGAAAGGGTGTTACGGAGTCAGTTTCTAGACGCATTTTGAACGAAATGGTTAAAGAAAAAAAGCTCGTTTTCCGCAAAGGTCTACACGATGGACGGTATTCTAGGCTTTACTCTAAGGCTTAGTCTAGTGCTGGTATTTCAAACGTGAAGTAATGGTCTAGCTCAAGCATAATAGCCGCGAATACCTCTGCTTCGATATGTTCGTGCGTTGGATCGTCGGTGTGCTTGTGCGCCCTGCGGATTCCTTTTACGCATCCTGATTCAATCGCGTCTCTGACGATATTGTATATGTTTGGTTTCATGTATTTAGTTACTTATTATTTTGAGAGAATTTTCCATGCCATTGCTGCCACTGCTGGAACTTGTCCATTTCCAATGGCTTTAAGTCTGTCCACTCGATTACCCACCCCATGAGCCACTCGCTGAACGCAGGATTCAGATGCCCACCAGTCTGAAGGCTTGGCATACTCTCCGTCATTTCTAACTTGGTAAGTGAGGTCGTCCATTGTTGGCCCAGGACACTCGCATTCTCCATATTCATATCCGCATTCTGGACACTCATGGAAACCATCGACATCATCCATGTCTCTGGAGCAGTCGGAGGCGTAAACAACCCGCTTCCATCCACGGACGTATATACTTGTCGGGAAGTTTGGTCTATTTTCATCCGTCCGTCCTTCCTTTGTTTGCTCATGCCCATTGTATCCTTCCAGTCTCTGGCGTTTGGGGTAGCCCAGTATCCAAATCCTGTTCCTAACGTGTGGAGCGTTGGCGTGGCATGCTCCCAAAATTCCCCATCGAGCATCATACCCCATTCTGGAAAGGTCACACAGGATTTGTCCAAGTCCTCTGTGAACAAGCTGTGGTGAGTTCTCAATAAAAACGTATCTTGGTCGCACTTCATTGGTAATTCTTGCCATCTCACTCCATAGTCCTGATGACTCTCCCTTGATACCTTCTGCTCCTTGTTTGATTTGGGATATATCAGTGCAGGGAAATCCCCCGCAAACCACATCAACTTTCCCTCTCCAGGGTGTTCCATCAAAGGTGCAGACATCGTCCCAGATTGGGAATCTTGGAAGGATTCCGTCTCGTTGTCGTTGGAGTAAGACCTTTCGGCAGTAAGGTTCAATCTCGACAGCACATACGGTGGTATGTCCGCAAAGCATCCCGTCAAGGATGCCTCCTCCTGCTCCTGCGAAGAGATGGAGTTCTCGCATTGGTTGTTTAGGTAGTAATACATTTTTTAAGGTCATTCATTTATGTTGTTGTTCAAGAGTCTGTTGAAACATCCGTAATGGACGTTTAGGTCAGCGAGCAGGGTTATCCTGCGTTTCCTCGTTTATCGGTCGAGGCGACTTTGTTCAGTCCATCGCTGTTTAGGTAATATCTAGCAATTAGGAATGCGTCAACCATGCCGTCATGCGGTGTCGTGCAGCGTTTATTAGCTAGCCATGTCTCGTCTGGAGCTAACTCGTTTGCCAACGCCAATGCAAGAACTTTCGTCATCCCTGCTTCCCGCTTCTTACCAAGCATTGCGTCCTGCCACGGTCTGACAGCGATACGAGCAACTGGCAACCCGTGTGCAAGACAAGCCCCGTACAGCATACCGAACGCTAACGCCATCGAGCGGATAGCTTGTGATGACTTAGCGTGTGCCAATGGTTCCTCTATGGCAATTGAAACGTCCTGTGGCAGGAATCCTCGGACGTAGCGCAGCACCGCCAAAACGTCCACCTCGGTCTTGCCGTTGTGTTTGGTCGTCGGCATGGGTATTGAGCTGATAACTGCACCGTTGTGTGCTGAAATAGCGCACAAACCACCCGAAATACCATTGTCCGCTCCAATCACAATCATGGTCTAATGCTGGTAATTTTAATGCCGTGATGCCATCCTACAACGGTGACTTCACCACCAAGTTTAGCTCGTAGCAATGTAGCCAGATCCTCTTGGTAGATTTTTAATGGTGCTTCATTCAACGTCCGTAAAATGTCCTCAACCATGATCGTGGCTTGTGATCGGATCGTGATTTGATAATTGTCCATCAGATCCCCGTTCGGACATGAGGCTCGGTGCGTGGTTTCGTATATGTTCATCTTAATAGGTCAGGGTGGTTATGATCGTGCGATAGGTAGCTTGCCAGTTCTGCTGTCCTGTGCGGATCGCGGAACCAACCCGTACCATCACAGGATTCTGCTCCAGCATTTTCTGCCATTAGCAGCAATCGGATTGAGTTGACCCTGCCAACATGGACGCGAGGGAATGATGATGGCCACATGGGGAGACTTCGCCATTTCCACGATGTTGAGCCGCCGACGAAGACCATAGCGCATTCTTTCGGAACATCAGATGGGGTCATACCGTCCTGCACTGCCATTGCTAGCGGTACGCCGAATGCCTGTAGTGCTGGTGCGTGTTGATCCCACAGGCGTAGCGTCTCGTCTCTGTCTCCGACCCAATCTGGAACAACTACCCATAGTGGTTTCCAAGCTGCATAGTCATCAAGATATTTATAAAGTGGTTCTTCACTCCATTTCCTTTTAGAAGACCATGCTCCGAAAACTCCGTTGTCCATGGCCCAAGGAATCCCTTGGATTGGTTCCCGTGGTGACTCTACTGAGTGCAAGTGTCCAAGTCGCCCAGGGTGTTTTCCGAATAGGAATCCTGCGGCAAATCCAGTGTTGTTTGAAGGCATTATTATCATTTAACGATACAAGTTGACTTATCCTGCATATTTGCTCTAGGCGGGGTTAGTTGGTTTGAGGGATTTACAAGATACCATCATCAATTTCTTGTATCAAATATTCTGGAATACCGTGGTATGCGGTTTGGATTTTGTCAAAAGGATCTGTTGCGCTACCGTAGCTTTCATAAACTCCTTTTCCAATAATAGTCAATTTTTCATGAATAATTGGGCGGGTCATACCTAGCAATTCATATGCATAATCTGTAAGGATTATATTGCTTTTCATGGTGATTTTTAGTTTGAGTAGGTGACAGTTTGTCACCTAGTTGTGGTTTTCTTCGCGGTAAAGTTTATCGATTTTAACCAACGCTGAAAGCACATCTTTTTCTGAAAGGCTTATGTTTCTGGCTATGTATATTTGAGCGCAGATTCTACTAGCCTCCGCAAAGTTTTTATTAAGTTTTTCCTGGAATAGCAACTTGTTGCATAGTTCCTTCATTCGATCCGCTGCTTCAGCAATGGCAGCGTTGGCTACACCATCTTGCGTTTGGATGTCTTGTGCCAGTACACGCAACGCACCAATGATTGTTTCGGTTTTAGTCCTCATGCTTTTTGTATTGTGCTAGCATTTTCATTGCAGTTTTTGTAATTAATTGTAGCTCGTCAGGATCGACTTTTATGGTTTGCTCGTTTTGGGTTAAAACGATATAACCACCACAAGCTTCATCGTCGATGGTAATGGTAATAATATCGTCGCCGAATATAGGATTGCGGTCATCCATGTGTACTACGGTGCTTATAATGCTTGTTGTGTATTTGCTCATTGGTTTATGTACGGTGATGTGAATTCTTTTTTGTTGTGACCCCAGCGGCCTGTGTGTTTTCTTTCAGGTTGGTTAAGCTGTAACAGGTTTAGTAAGTAATCCCTCTCCGCAACTAACTCAGCGTGACCCTTTTGCCAGATGTGGCAACTGCGGATGGCTTCGTCCCGCTGCTCGGTGACGGCGGTGAGTTTGGTTTGCAACCGTTTGCACTCACTCCATATAGTCCCGTTTGGATCGAGTAGCTCATGTCCAAGGTCTTTGTTTTGCTGGAGGTATTTTGCTTTCCATTCGTCCCGCTCGCGTTCTAACTGCTCCGCAAACTCAGTCGGAACAACGTGGTTTCCCCGCGCAAGGTCATCCGTTTCTGTTGTGTCAGTCATTTCAGCACCTCCTGCACGGTAATACGTTCCCAATTGTAGTATGGGGTTGTGCTGATTGGGTATAAGTAGTTGCTAAACGAGTCTACCCATACCTCAAACGTGCGAGGTTCTGGCTTGATACGGTATTCTTCAGGATCGTCGTAAAAGCCAATTTCTTCGTCTTCCTCAAAGTCATCCCAATACGGTTTTTCATGGCAACCGTTTCGATATTGTATCTGCTTGCCGTCAATCAATGCTTGGACGATTGGCAGGAATAAATGTGCGTTTTCTTTGTTCATATTGTTTTGTTGAGGTGGTTACATTTTGTAACCAGTTGATCGTGCTTCCTGTACTATTTCACCTTCTTTGAGAAAACGGTACTCTGTTTCAATAGGTTGTTCTGGCTTAATCCGGTAGTATTCTGGCGCGTCGTAAAAACCGATTTCTTCAGTTTCATCAAAGTCCTCCCAGTGAGAATTACCAAATGCGCCGGATTTAACTTGTAAATTTTTACCATCCACCAATGCTTGCAAGAGTGGCAGGAATAAATGTGCGTTTTCTTTGTTCATATTGTTTTGTCGAGATGGTTACAATTTGTAACCGGCTGATCGTGGTTGTAGTCACATTCCTCGCACGTCATGCCGTAGATGTAATGCGATTCCTTTTCTTTACCGCATTTGTGACACAGGTGTGCCACAGGCTTACGAAATATCCGCTCGTAGTTTGTTGCGTATTTACCGTTATCCATCTTGCGTGGGATATCACCCTTACCTGCACTCATCTTGATAGTTTCTCCTTGGTTTCTAGTTGCTCGTTTTCTTCATGCTTCTTGACCTCATCCAGAAACATTTTGTAGGTAGCTATGTCCTCCTCCAGTCCGTCGATCTCTTCCTCCTCCATTGGCAGGGTTGGTCGAGATTTACCCGTCGATTTGAAATGCAGTTGATCAAAGTAGACCTTCAACATACAAAGCAACGGTAAGCTCTCGGCGTGGTGTTTCGGTAGTTTTATGTTTTTTAAACTCATAATATGTCTCCTTTTCTGTACGATTCCCAGCTAAAGTGTACTCCGCATCCGTTTTCACGAATCCGATCCAGCACCGCAGGGGATAGCGACTCAGCGAACCGCTTCCTGTCATGGTTTGAGATTAGCAATGTGGGTTTATTATCCATGTATCTTGCATCTATGATGGCCGTTAACTTCTGGTCTTCAAATGCCGTCTCACCTCGATCTTGTATCTCGTCGATGACCAGGAAGGCAGCATTGCTGTAATCGTTTATAATGCCCCTCTCGGTGCGCTCAGACTCTTTCTTATACGTCTCCCTAATCTCCATGAACAAATTGACTGCGGTCGTGTATACGCAAGGCAAATCACGTTTAACCATGCCAGATCCTCTCCCAACAGTCGTTTGATTATTCGGTGGGGTGCAGACCTTAGCAATCTCGTATGCCATGCGTGTTTTCCCCGTACCGTGTTTGCCATACAACAAGGTAATCCCACCGTTATTAGTAGATAACAACACGTTGTTGTACCCTTCCCACCACTCAATCCCAGTAGGAGTGACAGAATCCTTGTAGCGTTTAGGAAATCCCTTAAGGTAGTTCATTTTAAACCTCTTTTCTTGAAGGATGCGTCCAAAACATTGGTTAAGCAATAAAAATTACGCTTTTTCTTAAATTCGTTCCAGTCGATCACGGGTGTTGGTTCAATAGCCTCGGATTCTGCCGTCCTAATTAGCCTTTCAACCGCTGATGAGAACGAGCAATCAAGCCTTTCTGCAAGGCTCGTAACCCGTCTGAATGTCTCAACTGAGAAGCTGACACGGGTATTCACCTTCTTGTCCTGTATCTGGTTTCGTTTGCGTCCAGAGCCGAATGAGAACTTGCGGTGCTTTATTTTGACTCGTTCAGTTTGCGCTTGCATTTTTCTTCGATTGCCTCCGTTAAGGTTTTAAGGTTCTTCTGCTCAATCACAATCCCGTGGGTTTTGCGGTAGATTAGCTTGTCACTAACCAACCCATAAGGGATTTTCTTAGACCTTGCCGTTGTCATAAGCATCTTACCTTCGACAATCACTTGACCAGGTGCAACAGGATCGCCGTAAAACATATCATCAAGTCTGGTAATCATTGCGCTATGAAGTAATTGGCAAATGACTTGCCATTTTTCCTAATGGTTTCCGTGATGATCGGTGTACCTGCGTTGCGTAGTTCGTTAATCCTCGCACTAAGCCTAAAGCATCCCCATTTCTTCAAGGCCTCCATTGGAGTGATACCGTTTCCGTTTACCAAATGCTCATGTAGTTTGTCTATTATGCTGGTTTTCATTGTGTTTGTGTTGTTTATTCGTTCCAAAGTTTGATTTTAATTTTGCTGGCTAACCCAGCGACTGCGTGTTTCTCCTCCGTATCTCGATGGAAATGCTTAGTTTTCTCCTTGTAAGCGATCCAAGTTCCATCCTTCGACTGCTCAACGTGAATCTGGTGCTTACGCATCCATTTTAGCCTCGGAGATAACTCTTCGGGTAGCTCATCAAAGAGAAACTCCATTTCGTTTTGCTATGTTCTTGAGGATGTTTAACCACCCAGTTTGCTTCTTAGGTTGGCTAATTGCTTTGATGATTGCTAAGGTCAAAACAGGATCGCTCCCGATTGCTCTGATTGGTTTGTAAATTTGTTTTAGTCTCATTGTGTAAGTGTGTTGATTTCGTTTTTGTGTCTCCAGACTTCAAGCCCTCTTGGCGTTTCGACTAGCGAGGATCGGCATCCCGCCATGTCACGCAAGACGGTTCTCAGCCATGTCATTTCTGTTTCGCACTTCTCGTTGTACGGCATGGTGATCGAGGTATGTCCAAGTTTGGCGGCTTCTTCTGGTGTAATTATGGTAATCATTTTGTGAAATAAACCCTGCTGCAATTCTGCGGGTCACAGTATTTGTATGCCGTTGCAACTCGGCTTGATGGTCAGAACGGAATATCCGAATCGTCATCATCCTCAACTGCCGCTTGTACGTCAGCTTTCATATTCTTAGCTTGGTGGTACGCCTCCCAGTCAGTAATCTTGGCGTTACCTACGATGATGTCCCGTTCGCCACTCAACTTGCGCTCCTTCGTGACAGCTTGCTTGATAAATCCATCGTCGCCGTATTGTCCCTTCTCACCCGTGAGGACGAGATTAAGGTTTAGGTACTTCTTGCCAGTTTTTGGCGACTCGTAGATCAAACTCTTGTCGATCTTATCTAGGTTGATGCTTAGTGATATGTCTTGTTTCATTGTTTTATAGCCCAGTGTGGGAGTTTTAGTTTAGTGTTTCCTGAGATTGTTTTCGTCCATTTGTCTTCGCTTACGCATTTCTTCCAGAGTGAAATTGCTTTAGTATAGCCATCCCGCCCAAGCTCGATGAATTCGCTGATGTCAACAATCGCGGTTTCATACGGTTCTGACGATTCGACGAACGCAAGGATGAATCTGTAACGGTTATCCCCTGTAATGGCGTTCCACAAATCGAGGTACATGGCCGCTTGCCAATGGTAGCCTCGGTTCAAGACCACATTGACTAAGTTTGCCTCGCTGGTGATCGAGCTAATTGTTTTTAAGTCAATCAGACAATCTCCAGACTTCGGTGCGATGTCAACCATGCCCCTGACGTTAATTGCGTCCGATTCTGAATACATGGCAACTTCGGTATCGTATCCAGCGACAAGAAGCGGTTGCAGGTCATCGTCATCCATTATCGAATCAACAATGGCCAATGCTTGCTCATATTGCTCATTCGTTATTGGCGTGATTCCCTTGGCAATCATGTCATCCCGCCATTCCTGCGCGGCCTTCGTCCTGTATGAGTCGAATTCGCTGATTGCGTAGTTATCCTGCCATTGATCAAGCGTTAGTGCTAAACAATGAACGAGACTGCCTAAAGCCATCGCAGGAGTGCTTTCCTTGGCTTTTGAGTGCTTCCATCCCCAAGGACTCTTTGCAAAGTCGAAGAGCATGGATTTGCTGACATATCCGCCAAGGTTTGACGGACTTGCACCACCTTCGTAGTATTTCCTGCCTAAGTCATGCTCTAGTCTCATGGGTTTACCTCCTTTTCGAGTTCTTTAATCATCTCATCCAGAGCAAATCCAGCCTTCTTGCTGGATACCTTCTTCTCAGGTACAATCTCCGCTTCGATGGTTTCTGGTTCCTTGACGGGTTCCTGTGCTGGTTCCTCTGGTTCTGGCTCGGGTTCTGGCATCACGAATGGGTTTTTAGGTGTGACGTTCCTAGGTGGTTCCGCGAAGTCACGCACCTCGTCTTGAGTGTACATCCCCAAGCTCATGTCCGAAGCGTAAGCACGGCTCCAGAAGCTCGCTGCACGGTAGCGGAGCATTTGCCCAGGCATGGTCAGCCACTTGCTTCCGTTCTTGGTACTCCATCCTTCACGTTTAGCCATGTCCAAGGTGATTTTCTCGCCCTTCAATTCCTCTCCGCTTTCGCGATCCCGTGAAACAGCATAGCAGGAAGTCGGATTGTCGTCGTCGTCCATGATAAAGCGTAAAGGCGAAAATTTACCGCTTGCGTTAATCATGCCAATAAGTGCTGTTGCTGACCATGAAGGTCGCCCGTGGATGATTGCGAGGTTTTGGCAGACCATCAAGGGGTCGAGCCTTGTCCGCTTTGCCACATTGAGAGCAATCGCGCAGTTGGCGACATTTCCCGCAAAGTCTTTAGGTACTAGCGTGGATTTTGAAAGCATCATTGCCTGTCTTTGGATTAGCTCAAAGGCTTGAGTCTCCGCTTGGACTTTGATCATGACGTAATTCTGTGGTTCGTGCGCCACAATCGCTTCATTTTTTGTTGTTTCAGTTTCCATTGTTGTTAAGAAAAGTGTTCTTTTTTTGGTCAATTACGATTCGTGCTTCTGGGTGTCTTGCTTTCGTTTTATCAACGAATTCCTTTAGTTGCTCAGTTGTTTTGTCGTTTAGGTAGACGACCATTTCTTGGTTTGTACCTAGTAAGACAGTTACTTCGTAGTCTGTTTTATGTTGTTGTGTTTCCATTTCGTTCGTGTTTTATCGTTTTTATTTTATCATTCAAGACAAATTTTCAGTTTCCTCTAAATTCTCATTTATCAAATCCAGCACCGTCTGGGCAGCATCGGCAAATCTGGGGTCATGCTCGACCAGGTATTGCACCCGCTCCCTTGAGTGCATAATCGTCCCGTGGTGTCTCTTGCCGATTCTCCAACCTGTATCCTGTAACGAATGCGTTTCGCTCCAGATCGTCGCTAGAAGGTGTCTTGGGGTGCAATACATCGAGAGCTTGCTATCGCTCAAGATTCCCTCTTTAGGTACAGAAAAAACGTGCGCTACGCAATCTAGAAGCTCTTCAAAACGAGATGCGTCTTCGTCATTTTCTGGCTCAAATCGTGTTTTCATGCCTTTCTCCTAGCTTCGGTTCTGTTGTCGTTTCGGATTCGTGAAAGCATCAAGGCGAATCTTATCCTGTCTATTTCCATGGCCTCAAAGCCAAGGATTAAAACAGCGTATTTTTGCCAAGATTCCTTGCCATGACGGGTGTGAAATCGCGTTGTGGAATTGGTGACGCTACATTTAATCAGATAATTTTTGTAATTATCATTTGCCAGCCATTTTTGTTTTTCAATAGTCATCATGTTTAAAATTGTCGTTAAGTTCTTGCTGCATATGTTCTAAATCAATACCTAAGTGATTTAGTAAGGATTGATATTGTTCCCAATTTGGGAACCCGTAGTGATTATCTGTTGTCTGGTTTCGTTGCCAGTGTTTCCTTAGTTCATTGAGCATTTCCTGTTCTCCAAGGTGGTCTTCAGCGTAGTTTATAACGTGCTTTAGGTCACTTAGGATGAAGAGCGCATCTTCGGGCGTTGCCCCGCCCTCAGTGAGCAGGTTCAATGCTTGGTTGTCTTGGTTCATGGGGTTGTCTCCGTTATATAGAATTCCTCAATAGTGTTGGCCATAATGCTGGATATTAGCATGAAAACCGCAACCTTCTCAATCGTGTTTTCAACGATGGCATCCCCATGTGGGTCAAATGCGTGCCACTTTATAGCTCCCCGATAACCATGATTCAACTCGATTGACGGTGCTATTGTGTAACCATTAATCTCCAGCATTATTTCGCTTTGCCATGACGTTTGTGGGTCCTCGCCAGTCGAAAAGCCAACGTCAATCAACTCAATTTTTGTACCTACAGGCAGGAATCTCTCGATTTTGTAACGTAACCCGTGACAAAGTAACGAACAGGCAATTGCCGCTTGAGAATCCGTTAGCCCTGATGGTTTAGCAATGTCTCGATTGCTTATTTTTTTACCGTTACCGTGGTCAACTTCGATAGACTCGCCTAAAAATGCGTAGACTCGCAATGTGTCAACCGCAAGGCTAAATGGAACAGTTTCGGGCAAGCATCCGCTAATATGAATTTTGCTGTCTGATTTTGTAAATGATGTTTTCATGTTTGTTTCGTGTTTGTTAATTAAAGAAATCGTAGAATGCGTGGTTGTCGTTCATGAGAGCCAACTTTCGTGCAAATCGTTCGATCTTGGGGAATTTCCCTCGACTTCGCGGATTATGGTTGGCAGGTAGGAATTTTTGCCATTTGCACGTTTCACGGCCTTCTGCAATGCTTTGTCGGCTTTCTCAGCCGCCTCTTCAGTTCGATGGAAAGACAGGATTCCTCCTAAGCGTCCAGGCATTGCGTTGAATGTATTAATTAATGCGTATTTAGTTTTCATATTGTTTCGTGTTTGTTAATTAAAATAGTGGTAAAATGCATGAAGCAGATGCTTCAGCTTGACGACAAAGGGAATGATTCCCGCGCCGATTAGGCAACAGGCGAAGACTTCTAATGTGGTTTTCATGCTTTTGATGTAACGATTTTGTAAGACGGGCGCGAGTATTCACCGCTGGATAGTTCATACATGGGCTTTGCTTGGCTGTAAGAGCCATCAGAATCCCGTTCACAAGCGTATTGATCGCAAAGGTAGTCAATAGCCTCATTTCGCGTTTGAAACTCGATTGCTTGCCCGTTGTCATGCCGCAATACGCCGTTTTTTGGTGCATTGTGAGACGATGAATAATAAGAATATTTTGCTCTGATTTGGTACATTGTTTTTCGTTGTTTGTTGTGGGTCACTCTCTATTTTCACGGGCTTGTGACCGTCAGGCGGTGTGCCTGGCTAGGTTGCCCCGTAGGGATTTATTTACACCCTCCAGAGGCAAGGAGTTTATCAGTCGTCTTATATGGCTTTGCTTTGCTTTCGCTTTGAGCTTTCCACAGTCGAATCATTTCGGCTCTGTCTTCCTGTTCGGTGCTAGGTGTAAGACCTGAGATCGTAAGTGTGCGCCCCAGATTGTCGGATGTTATTTTTATGGTCATGCTTTTTTGTGGTTATAAGATTGCGCGGAAAGCCAGTTCATCCGTAATTTCACCCGATTTTTCGAGATGATCCACATAGTGGACGAAGGCCATGCGCGTTTCGTCATTGTGGCGGTTATATGGTGCTGTCTTAATGCCCCACATGAGAGCATAGGATTCAAGATGTGGGTGATATTGCCAAAATGAGGCGCGGATTTGTTTTTGCGTTGTCATGTTTTTTGACGTTTAATGTTTGCAAGGGATTGAACCTTGCTGGTTTGGGTTTACTTTGTGGAGATTACGAAACCGCTTTCATCCGCTTTTCCCATGCTGCCTTTTGCGCGTAGTCCAACGATCACACTAGTTTCGTCCCAAAAGCGGATGTCGGTAATGTCTCCATCAATTACCTTACGCCCCGCCCATGTTGCTGGCAATGGTTGACCTTTTTTAGTATCGAAAACGGCAGCTACATTGGCAACAGTATCAATCACGGACAATACCGCCCCAGAATTAGCTTCTGATCTTGAAAATGTAATGTGGTAATTCACTGGCATCTTCCCTTGTCCGTATGCAATGGCACGGGAAGGATTTTTCGTATAATCGTAGAATTGGACGGCGGGGAATCTTTCCATAAGTGAAACACCAATCTCACCTTTCAAGTTTTCCCAAGGCAGGTCACTTGTGCCATTCAAGCGAACGGCAGCGATCATGCCAAGCTTCACAGCTTTACGTTCAAGAGCCGCAATGTCCATAGCCAGCATTTCAACGAAAGCGCGAGGATTAGTGTGAAATAATTTAGTTTTAGCTATCCTGGCACGTTGTACGGAATTAAAAGCACCGCGCCCCGCCGAATAAAGACAAGCGGCCGCACACCCTACCGATGCAAATGGGCAAAGGTTTTTCCCGCCGATAGTGTGTGGAGCTAAATAAAGAATGCCAGTAAGAACACCAAGATTTTCACCCTTTGAAGTTTTAGCGTTGGAAATTCCAAGAAGACTATTTCGTTTTGTTTTCATGTCGTTTGTTTGTCGTGTTGCGTTGCGTCTTGCAACTGAGAAGAACCTACATCACGAATTTACCATTGCCAACAAAAAACTACCAACAAAGTGATTTATTTTCACTTCCGTACGCTTTACGCTCTAAATCAGTGAGTTACACGTGCTAAGCGCGGCACGTTAAACAAGCTGCGCTGGTGAATTCGACGAACCGTGAAAGCAAAGTTGATTTGTTATTGAGTAGAGAAGTGATTAGTTAGATCGTTAGATGGTTAGATCGTTAGACTAGCAGAATCTAATGCCGCTTGCAATCAATCACCCGCTGGAATCATGCCGCTGAAATCAAACGACCACTCAGAATCAAATTGCCGCTGGAATCCATCACCCACACAAAACTTAAACGCAATACGCGTTTAGAACTTATCCCGTTATTATTACGGTAGCGTAATCATTACACGTCAGAATCATACGTGTTCATCGAAGCTACGTCATGTAAGACGTAATAGCTTCTTACGGAGTAGAGCATAATCAGACTATCTTAAATCCGTCAAGCATTAATTTTTTGCGATCAAGCAAATGCGTTCGAAACTTTCACTCTAGAGCTAATCAGGCCGCTAACCTGGGATTATATAAGCGCAAATGACCTGGTCGAATCACAGCGCGAAATGTTCCACAGAGGTCGCGTGGAACACTCATGACTTGGCATTGGTACGCTGTGCAATGTTCCACGGAATGTTCCACGGATGTTGGCAATGTATGCACAAAGTAAAGTGTGACGTTTCTTCACGGATTGACGCAAGCAATGTTCCACGTGGAACAAACGACAAGCAATCGTTCAATTCAAACAAGTGTTTTAAACAAGCGTACGTTTAAAACGATCGTTTAAATTACGCATGACGCAAGTAGTATGCAAATGCAAGCAACAAGCAAACGCCTGGACTATGCAAGCGCATACAATGTGCAATAGGGGGGCGGGGGTTAGGATTAGGTTGGTGTAGAAATTCCTGTACCATAAGCTAGCCAAACAAAAAATGCTACAATGGGCGAATGTACTTGACAGGTTGGCGTAATTGTGCGTAGGTTTGTGCATGGCAAGAGGAGATTCATATCAATTGCAGGGTCAGCAGGGCGGGGTGTACCTAAGTGGTACTCAATTCTCGACAAAAAAATTCCGTGTTATCCATGCGTTAACTGCTACGGTTATTAGCGGCTTTACTTCAACCAATATTGTTGATGATGCTGGTAACCCAATAACTACATTGACATTAGCGGCCAATACGGTTGTTGGTGGTCAGTTTGACGGTGTTCAACTTGCTTCTGGTAGTGTTATTTGTTACTACGCTTAATGTGCGGTATGCCGTACAGGACGCATGGCTAATGTTGGTTCTATAGCTATTTAAGAATGAGTCAATACAGGTCAACGGGTGGTTTAGATGACGCGATTGCCAGTGATGGTGACAAGGCGTTTAATAGTGTTAACCTGCGTGACCAGTTGAACCAGTTGCTGCTTACCGAGGTGAGGGAGAGCGTTAACGGGCGCATGGAGGGGTACTGGAAGCCGAGGAAGAGCGTTGAGAGCAGGACGGGTGCGCTGGTATCTGGTGGGAACCCGTTGCAGTTGCCGTTCCTTATTGTTGGCACAAGTATTGCAATTACTAATGCCACAAGAAGTGGTGATACCATTACGCTTACTACTGCGTCAGCACACGGTTTGACTGCTGGTTCTAGGTTGTCCATCGAGGGTATTGGTTATACTTCTGGAACTGACCCTAATGGGTTATTTGTTGCGATTGCTCCAACATCTAGTTCCACGATTACTTATACGGTAACGGGTGCTGCTGGTTCCTACACTACTAGTGCAACCTCCGTGTTGACCACTACGTCAAAAAAGATTTCCGTTGCTACGGTTACTAGTGGCGTTGTAACAATTACAATATTTGAGGCACACGGTTTGACTACTGGTGACTTTGTATCAATCCAAGATGTTGTGTTTACTACTGGCACAAACCCAAATGGCAAGTTCCAGATAACGGTTACAAATACAACACAGTTTACATATGCCCTAGCATCTGGTGCAGGATCATATACGGTTGTTAACGCTTTGGCTAGCAAGCTATCTACCGAAATTACCACTGTTGCTTATGGTTCTAATCTTGTTACGCTTACTGTTGCTACACATGGCGTTGTGGCAGGACAAACAGGCAATGCAATTATTAGCGGCATTACATTTACTGGGGTTGACTACAACGGGGTTGTTTCGTTGACTGCCGCTACAAGTACTACTTTTACATTTGTGACGGCAGGGGTTACGGCTGTTGCAATAGTAGGAACAACGCCTAGAGTTACACAAATCCTTGTCAATGACTCTGCTGCTGGCAACGTCCGTGCGTCCTGCTTGTTTAGTAATCCTAACGAGCAATCCAAGGAGTATGTTATCGTAGCACTGGATACCGTTGCCAAGAAGATCGACCTTGATACCTATGCGGTAACTACGATCACCTACCCAGCTTCACAGACGGTAGATGAGTTTACGGATATGCAGCAATGCTTTGACAAGGTGATCTTGTTCCGTGAGGGCAAGCAAGCACTTGTCTGGGATGGTACTAGTG